TTCGTGAAGTATTAATCTCTATTGTAGCGCTCTTAGTCTTAGATGGAATTTACATTTATTTAACACATAAAATTTTTGCCGACCAAATTGTTAATGTCCAACGCGTAGTAATGACTTTGAAACCCATGGGTGCCTTAGTTTGCTATGTATTATTGATTGCTGGATTGAACTATTTTATTATCCAACGTAATCGTTCTATACCCGAGGCATTCTTCTTAGGTTTAGTGATTTATGGTGTTTACGATAGCACCAACTATGCTACACTAAAAAAATGGGAATCTAGCGTAGCTATTATGGATACATTATGGGGTGGCTCATTGTTTGCTTTGACAACTGCCATTACTTATTATCTTGCCTAATTATTAGTTTAGGTGCGGTTTTATTTACAAACACAATGGTATTCGCAATAACAGGTTTGGGAATCCCTCCAAACTTTTCACAAAAATCTTCAATAGATAACTGTTCTACAGGATAGTTACCTATCAATTTATTATGTAATTCTTTAGACTGTTCATCTGGCTCTAGTCCCCAGTGTTCATAGAAAGCTTCCAATAAATCATCATTGGGAAAATCAATATCTTGTTTTTCATCATTGGGTAGACCGCCATAATCCTCAACAAGGTCTAACCAATAAGGAGACCTAGAACCATAATATATCCAATGGTACCAAAGTTGTACTTGATAATCTTCGCAACTAGACTCAAACAATTCATTATATTGTCGGCGAATGGAATATTTACAAACACGATTCAGATGTAATCGTGTTTTGCCTTTCTGTGGCAAAATAGTAAGGTATTCTACTAAATCGGTTTCCTTAAAATATATTATAAATTTCATTTTGGTTGGCTCGTGAACCATAGGCTTACATTCATATGCCTTGTACTCTTTCAAAAAGTCGCAGATTTGGTATTTGCGTGCACACAAAGTCAAGACAATGGAGCCAATCAAACAGTCATGTTTTTTCTGCGAGAACAATTTGTCTTCTATATCGGGGTTTTCTGACTTATAGTAGCTTTCATATATTTTTGTTAAATAAGCAAAAGTATCTTTTTCATCGCCACTATAGTAAAGCTCATATGCCCAAAAGAGTGCTTCTTTGGATTGCTTTTCTAACATAGCAATCAACAAGGATTGTTTCACATCTATTGTTGGATAAAGATAACGGGTAAATACTAATTGGTCCATGTTGAGTTTTGATATTTATTCTTACCATTTAAGATAAGAATAAATCAATTTTTTTGTTTATACCAGATGTCTACCATAGAAATACCACAAAATTAAAGACAAAATGCTACCAACAACATAACCATTGCCTGCGCTAGTCAATGTCTTTCCCATTAAATAGTAAAACGCAAGAGGGAACAAGACATAAGACAATAAAATATAAAAAGCCATCACGTACAAAAACGTTTGGAATTTGGACATATTTTTATTTATATATATATTAGAAACATAAAACCACTAAATAGTATCTAAAGAACTATTACGGTTCAGTAAAATCAAATTTGTGAACAAATCTCTTATAAAACGATTTATACGTATTTTGTAACTTATCAAACCGCATATTGAACTTCCCATCCATAAAGCGTTTATCAATATTCTCTACAATAACCTTATCCTGTAACATTGTTTTCCACATCAAATCCTCAGATATTTTATCACCAATAGCATTCTGCATAAAATTACGATAAGTCTTCACAAAAAGCACGCTCTTATCATCGCTTACGGGTAGAGCAAACGTAATAACCGTACTAACGAATTCACCAAAAATTACACGGGCAACTGTGGTGTGCGGTAATATGAATTCATTCTCAATTGTGAGATTTTTAATACCATAGTATTTGCGAGCTAAAGACCTATCACCAGCTTCATATGAATAGGATGTTTTGTAGTGATGTGGGCCTACCAATCTGGGTGGGTGGTTCTCAATGGGTGCAGGATTCTTCGCATTACCAAATGTATGCACAAATCCAATATGCATGACATCCAATGAGTTTTCGCTTAAAATACGAGAATAACAATTAAAATCCATTTTCAAAAATACAACAGAATCATTACGAGCAACCTCCTCTTCTACAAATATATTATCTTCCATAGAAACATCGGTTCGGTTAGCAATAAGGTCCGAATACGTATTCAAATATACCCAACCATGTTTCTCAACAATTTGATATTTTGAAACATCATAGATAGGTGATGGGCGAAAGCAGATTCCAGGTACCTTTGCTAACGTTCCATTGGAATCAAATTCATAACCGTGATAAGGGCAAACAATATTGTTATTACATACCTTGCCTTTAGATAATGACGCACTTTTATGTGAGCATACGTCATCCAAAGCAACGTAGGAGCCATTCGTATTTTTCCATACCACATAATTTTTATTCCAAACAGTTACTTTTTGTGGTTTATTAACTACAAAATCAGAATCTATACCAACAACGTACCATTGTAAATCATATTTGTGCTGTTCTGTTAGCTGGTGATAATCTAGTTTAGGATAATCAATAATTTTGGGTTCTTGTGACATAGTCAATGCTTTACGGACCATATTGGGTAAAATAATGCCAAAAGATCCTACATGTCTAAAAATCCATAATAATGGAAATAGAAATTTCAAGTTCATTATAATATATTGTATAAATATCTTTATTTTATTTCGTTAATATATAAAATGGGAAAATCAACAACACGAAAATCAAAATCTCTGAATAGAAAAAGTAGAAGTGTGAGACCACGCAAAACAAAGCATAATCGTAGTGTAAATAACGTCAGTAATGAAAAAAAATCACACATAGTGCATGTATTCTTTGAGATGTTAAATACCGTAAAATTGTATCATTGGAAAACAAAATCCTATGCACAACATAAAGCTACCGACGAACTCTATGAACGTTTAAATGAGAACATTGATAAATTTGTGGAGGTCTTGCTAGGGAAGGACGAGAGCCGCATTAGAATGATAGAGAAAAGAATAAATGTTGTTGATTATTCAAATGTATCAGATTTCAAAGAGAAGATTTATAAATATCGTGATTTCTTGACAGGACTTAACAACCACTTTAATGAGAAAAAAGATTCGGATTTATTAAGTATTCGTGACGATATATTGGTAGACATTAATCAGTTTTTATATTTGATGACGTTTAACTAGGGAAAACCAAGGTTTTCCCTTACCCTTTCCTTCCCTTCATTTTTATATTCACTAAGCATTCCGCATAAGGTTGCGACGTTATTTAATCCTGGCGGCCACCTTCCACATACCTCTCTATGTCGTAGATTCGCCAAGTTGCGTCGTCCTCTAAACACTCTCTTACGTTCCGCATAAACCTTTTTCCAGTGCCTTTGCACAAGTCTTAGCCAATGGGTTTTCAATACAACAGAATAAGTCTCATCCTCTAAAATACAAAGTTTCATAATATGGACTTTTGCATTTTCTACCCGAACAATACTATATTGCGCCAAATATCGCCGAACTCTTTCAAACTCATATTGAAAGAACACAATAGGTGAAACCGAATTCACCATTAACAATATATCATTGCCGCCTGTACGTGTACGTTTCATCAAACCAATATAATATTTATCATGTTCTTTTTCACTGTATACATGGTGTGAATCATCTTGATAAATTTCGTCGTGCTCCCAGTCATTAAATTCTACTTCAAACTCTTCAAATACACTATCAGAATCACTACTATATTCATTATCTGTCCCACTGATGGATGAAATTTCAGAACCATTCAAATCATTCACAAAGACGATAGTTGAATCTGAATCAATACTGTCATTGTCACTATCACTGTCATTATACAAATCATAATTCACCATCTTAGATACATAAGTCGTTTATTTTATTTATTAGTAAATCATGCGACAGACAATCAATTTTTTGTCTATTTATTATATATATGTCAACATACAACGCAACCGATAAAGATATACCAGTACCGATAATTTCATCTGGTGTTCAATTAGTAGCTAAGCCAGCTGAAATTCCACCAACAACAGGATTAGGAGCAACATCAACCAAAGAGAAAATAGAAGTTAAGGTTAATCCTGTACAATATTATGTTAAAGCATCATTTATGATTACATACATTTTATTATTAACAACTGCGACAATAACATTTATAGAAGCGATGCGAACAAAAGTTGAGGCAGTTCGTCATATACTTAATTTAGAAACATGCGTTTCAGTAGTTGCTGGGTATTTCTATTCTATTTTTGTAACCCAAATAGAAGGCTACAGCAAAGAAGGTAAAGAAGTAGATTGGTCCGACATAACCAAAACACGTTATGTAGATTGGACAATAACAACGCCTCTAATGATCCTTGTTTTATGCATTGTATTGGGAAGCAATATTGGTATGAAAGTAGGACTTCGTGCTCTAGCGTTATTAATAGTATTAGATGTTTCTATGTTGGTGTTTGGATATATGGGTGAAGCCAACATTTTAAGTAGAGGTGTAGCAACCTTCCTTGGTTTCATTCCTTTTGCAATAATGTTTTATTTAATATATGCGTGGTTTATTGTACCCAAATATGTATTTGCTAATATGGCATTATTTATGACATATGTAGTATTATGGACATTGTATGGTCTAGTGTATTTATTACCAGAGACATATAAAAATATTACCATGAATGTATTAGACTGTATTGCCAAATGTTTTGTAGGAATTGGATTATGGCTTTATTATAGCAAAATGGTTGCTGTTTATTAAACGTACAAACTTTGGGATGTCAATACATATTTCAACACCATCCCCTCAATTTGGTTCAATTTATACATTAAATCAATTGCACCAAGTAGCTCACAAACATTCATCAACTCCTTAGCCACCGTTACAATCTTCATCATAGCCTTTGTAAAATCACCAATAGATATCTCTTTTTCCGATATCACAGTTTGAATAAAATACTTACATTCTTCCTCAGTCTGGCAATCACACCAATCCATGGAATACTGAATCATATCAAATATCATAGCACTTTCATAACGGATTCCACTACGGATATCAAGCAAATTCTCTTTGTCTTCATACGACCTATATAGTACTACCAAATCTTGAATAGTTTTCTTCAACAAATAGTCATCAATAAGTGGAACACTACATCGTTGGTCAGAAGGAATTTTCACATCCGTAAAACACGAGAACAGTCCAACTAGTTGTTTTGACGTAAAATCAGAGAAATAACCATTCTCTGACATGATTTTACTGATGGGTAGGGGATGAATCTCTGCAATATTGGATGCAATAACACCTAACATCGTAAGTTCATATTCTTCGCCCATAGTATTCAGATGTCCATGTTCTACCATAATTTGGCAAACAGCATCGGTTTGGCTCTTAATAAAATGCTCCATATATTCAATAGAATCTTTTTGCTTATTGTAGTCTGTATCCATCAAGGCAAGCTCTTTCACCTTCTGCACGTCATCCAGGAGTGTCCTATATTCATTACGGATTTTATCCATTTCACGCTCAATATCCTTGCGCTTTTTGTTGACAGCAGTCTTCAACTTGGTTTCCAAATCAATATATTGGTCACAGACTTCTTTGGGTGTCTTGCTCATCTTAATAGTTTGCCAGCGTTTATTGAGTTTTACAGACAATTCTTCCATATAGTTCTTATCAGCCTGAATAGATTTTTGTATTTCATTCCGAATCATACTTTTCTCAGAGAACTTATCAAACCCACTACTCTGACCATTTTTCAAAAGATTCAAAATCAGACTGTACGAAATATGAAACTTAGAGACCAACTTTTGTGGCACACCACCCAACATAGTTTTATAATCATTCAGTGTCGGAACATTAAATAGATTATTACAATGGACGACATGACCAACTGTATCAATACCACGACGACCTGCTCTGCCAGCCATCTGCGTATATTCATGCGCCATCAAATAACGCTCAGAACTACCATCAAACTTGGTTAAACTCGTAAATATAGCGGTTCGGATAGGACAGTCTAAGCCAATCGCAAAAGACTCCGTAGCAAAGAGCAACTTAATATATTTTTTGGAAATCATGAGCTCCACAATTTCACGTAGAATAGGAATCATACCTGAATGGTGAATACCAATGCCCTTTTCCAAGAGCCCAACCACTTGGTTGTATTCGGGCAACTGCAAATATTCTTGGTAATTAGGAAGCTTCCTGACAATCTGCTCACATTCTCTGCGAACAGTATATCCCACTTTGCTGTCGTCTTCTAACAGTGGAACAGTAATGTCTTTGGCACAGAGTTCAACGTGTTTACGGGAAAATACGAAGGCAATTGCGGGGAGCATATCATGGTCACGAAGAAAGAGTGATAGTTGATTCAAAACATTTTTGCGCTTCATGTCAACGTAGTTATTGTCTAGAAGCTCACGGACTTTTACAATGTTGCGATAGCCAGTATCATTGAATCCACCTTTGTGGTCTTGGAGAGGTATCAATTTATTTGTTGTATCGCGAATAAACTGTTGAGTGGTTTTGTCGCGAACTACCTTGAAAATGGCCTCTACCGTAGTTAGGAATCCATAGTGTGATAGAGGTACAACACGGTGATTTGTACTAGCCAATGCAACATGTTTACTAATTAAACCCTCTGACTCGGACTTGCTATGTCTTTTTTCAATCCATTCTGCAAAACCTGCAGGATTATCTATCGTTGCGGACAAGAGAACCATTTGGATATGGGGAGGAAGCATCAATATAGTCTTCTCCCAAACTTGACCACGCTCTTTATCATTAATATAATGCACTTCATCAAAGACAACACAACCCAAATCCTTCTGAACATCTATATTGAATGCTAATGGCGCATTATTAGTGGAGAGGAGGGTGTTAGAAGGTTCATTGGGTTCCCTCTGGAAGAGATAATTCATCAAAATCTCGGTGGTCATAATTAGAACATCCGCATCAGGATTGGTCTTAATATCACCAGTCAACAATCCAAACGAAATATCAGGATATTTTTTGGTAAATTCATAATATTTTTGATTAGAAAGAGCCTTGATAGGACTGGTATAAATCACCTTTTTCCCAAGACCAAAGAAATGCTGGATTGCAAACTCTGCTGGAAGAGTTTTACCGCTCCCCGTATGCGCAGTAACCAAAACATGATGTCCTTCAATGATAGCTTCAAGTGCATGCTTTTGGAAAGGGCTAAGAGGGTACGGGAACCTATTAAAATAATCTGCATATTTCTCATCTTGTTCAGTAGGGTATTCATCGGAGCAAATTTTAACCATGACGCTAACGTGTTATTTATAAATAGATACGTTTATTCTATTTATAAATCAATTTTTTAAAGGGATAAAGCATGGACCAATGGCGCAACGACCATAAGGTTGAAACCACTGGGTGGTTTCTGACCCTTACTTTTTATAATGGTTCTAATACTCTTTAATAAGTGCAATTTTGGCACTATGGTCTTGCGTATTAAACGCCGAGTTTTGGTGCACCCTATGTTTGACCAATACATCCTCAAAATTATAAAACCTCTTATTGGCCCTACGCAACCTGACCCATAGCTCGTAGTCTTCCACACCTGCAAATTCTTCCTTCCACAAACCAAGTTCTTTTCTCAACACAGCGCTGCTATTGATAACAGGATTCACCAACTTGAAATTAAAATCACTGAAGTCGCCATCTGGTATTTGGGGAATCACACCTTCCAAGTTCTCAAAATAAACACATTTTGAGCCAACGACATCGTATTTGTTCTGTTGCAATAACTCTGCTTGAACTGCGAGTTTTGTAGGAAGCCAAATATCGTCTACATCCAAAATCGCAATGTAATCGCATCTGCAAAACACAATCATAGCATTCAAACTATTAGCCTTGCCCTTTATATCGCAAAAATCATAAACACGAATGCGTTTATCTATATCGGCATAATCTCTTGCGATTTTATATGTAAACGAATCGGGCTCATGGCCGTTTACAGCAATAATAAGTTCCCAATTTTGAAATGTCTGGCTCAAAACAGATTCAACAGATTCACTAATGTATTCTATACCATTGTATACGGGCATCAAAATACTAATCATTTTATGTAAATATATACAAACATTGGTGTATATCTTTATCTGATTTTTATGTAAAAGTATTTATGCCGTTCCTTGTTCCACTGTTACAATCTCATCAAACGGATTTTGGCTTAATCTTACAATATTAATATTGTCATAACAGAATTTGCCTATTTGTAAAGTACAATATGTTTTATGGTCAATGACATTAAATTCCTTATTGTTGTAATATAAAAAACCCCGTAATAATCTGTCTTTATAATGTGTAAAAAACATGTTTACCTCCTTATCGTTATGCAAAAATTGCCTATGAATCATGAAATAATCTTGGGAACTCAGTAGCATATTAGACTCGCAATCATATAAATTTTCTTCTTTTAAGTTATGGCCAATATCCAATAATACGGGCAAATGCTCATCATCTCCCCAACTTAATACGACTCTTTGCAACATATATATTACATATATTACGTAAAAGTATTTATATTGGTTTCCTTTTTATTCTATTAATTCCATACCTGATAATTCTTTCATCGTACGTTTACTGGTTGTTTCTACTAAGAGCCCATTCGCATAAATACCGTAGTTCCAATAATAGTTTTCATTTTCTAAGGCAAGATGCCAAATGTTATGGATACCTTCACTAGCATAGGGGTGAGCACGGGGGTCTAGACAAGCAATTAAACGGTATTTATCGTCTGTAATATAAATATCGCCAGTGTAAGCGATGGATTTTTCACGTTGTTCCTCTGTGAGTTCGTCTACTAAAATAGAGTGGCAACCTGTAAGAACTAGGTCTTCAGTTAATTCGGGATATTGGTTGGGGCTGAGTCTGTAAAGGCGATTTTTACTGTTAAGGGAATGACCAGGATTATACATTTTAGAGTGGCCAATCATATCTACAGGAACGTAGCCATTCAAACGTGTTTTAACTAATGTTCCTTTGCGAATAGTTTCAATAGGCACATAGGTTTCTTGGCCATCAATGGAACAAAGAATCTTAGAACCTTCTAGGAAACAGGGGAAATGATATAAATAAGTTGCGTCAATACTCCAACCCTTGGCAACTAAAGCATCATATCCAGCTTGCCCATTCTGATTATAAATTGCTTGTGGGGCATCAATTACAATACGACTATGCACATCAAGTGTTGACCATGCATTTAATAATTTATCTAAATTTGTTATCCATTCATCGGGTGAAAAAGCGGTTGCGCCATCAATTATATCTTTCATACTCGTAACATTGGAAACATTCCAACTACTGATGTCTTGGTTGAATGAAGATGCATCTCTAAACATATTAGACATATTTGTAACATTAGAAACATTCCAATTACCGATAGGTTGATTAAATGATGTTGCGTTATTAAACATAGAAAGCATGTTTGTAACATTAGAAACGTTCCAACCACTAATGTCTTGGTTAAATGATGATGCGTTTTGAAACATACTAGACATATTTGTAACATTAGAAACGTTCCAACTACTAATGTCGTTGTTAAATCCATAAACAAACATAAACATATAACTCATGTTTGTGACGTTCAATGTTCCAGTTCCAGCACTCCAAGATAAAGCATTACCAAGACCTCCATTATAAAACGAACTAGCGCTATAAAACATATAGCTCATGTCAGTAACACTGCTTACATTCCAACTACTGATGTCTTGATTAAACGAACCAGTATACATAAACATATAGCTCATGTCAGTAACACTGCTTACATTCCAACTACTGATGTCTTGATTAAAAGCCGATGTATTCCTAAACATATATCTCATATTTGTAACACTGGAAACATTCCAACCACCTATAGGTTGATTGAATAATGTTGCTCCATTAAACATTTCTTTCATATCAAGAACATTAGAAACGTTCCAACCACTAATATCTTGATTAAATGAAGATGCGTCTCGAAACATTCCAGTGCTATCATTAAAATTTACAGTTTTTGAACCCCAATTTAAAGCAACACCACCATTGTTAAATGCTGATGCGCCACTAAACATATAAGTTGTTCTAGTAACATTATCAATATTCCAACTACTAATATCTTGATTAAAAGCATTAGTATTATAAAACATAGATGCAATATCATGAACGTTGGAAAAATCCCAACCACTGATATCTTGGTTAAATATATTACAGCCACAGAACAACGCATTCATATTTGTAATAGTAGAAGTAAGAGGTAAACTGGTAGGAACACTTATTAAATTAATGGCATTAAAAAAGGCACCCCCTAAATCTGTCAACCCAATTTCACCAAAACTCGTGCACTGTGTTAAATATAGTGCTCCAGTTCCAGCATTATTTTGATAACTTAAACTAGTAACACCGGTTCCATATACTCTAACTGTATAAGTGCCAGCATCTGTAAAAGTATGATTCTTAGAACCATCTGTACTTGTGTTTCCATCACCCCAATCTATAGAAGTAATTGTACCACCTTGCAGAGGCAATACTAATTCAAAGCCAGAAACAGTTATGTTATAGACAAGAACCAAAGGACTTGGACTAGACATTTATATATAACACTAACATTATTTACAACAGCAACCTCTGAAACAAAAACCAATTATCATATCGTCCATCTTCTTCTTTCAAATTATGACCAATGTCCAATAATACGGGCAAATGCTCATCATCTCCCCAACTTAAAACGACTCTTTGTAACATATATATTGTATATATTTATGTAAAAGTATTTATATTAGTTTATTTTTATTCTATTAATTCCATATTCTTTTTGTTTTTCAATAATTTATTACAACATGATTCTACAAGTAGTCCATTTGCATAAATTCCGTAATTTCCATTATCATCTTCATTTTCTAACGCAATGTGGTAAATATTGAATGTCCCTTTCTCTTCGTATGGAATTGTGTTTTCATCAACACAAGCGAGCAATCTGTATTTATCGTCTGTTTTATGGAATATTTTCCAGAATTTACTAGTTGCTTCTTGTTGTGATTCGGATAACTCATCTACCAACGAAGAGTGTCCACCAGTGACTATCAAATCCTCTAACAAATCAGTATATTTTTCATTAGTGTATTTATATAATCTATCTTTAATACGTTCATTATCGCCGCTGTTAAATATTTTGCTCCTTACTAATGAAGAAACCTTTTTATATCCATGAAGATGCGTTTTAACTAAATTACCGACCTTTATATTTTCAATAGGAACAAATTTTTCTTTTTCATCAATATAACAAAGAATAGTAGTACCTTCTTTAAAACAATAAACAACTGTTGCTCCACTTGGTATACCCCAATATTGTGCCCATGTTGTGGTTCCTGTTTTAATATCAGATGGATTGTTAACATTGATAGATAAAGTTATATTGGTTAATGAAGTGCATCCATCAAATGCTCCTTCTCCGATACTGGTTACCGAATCAGACATAGTTACGGTAATTATTGAGGTATCATTTTGGAATGCATAATCACCTATAGTTATTACGGAACTAGGAATAATTAAATCACCAACCGCCATTCGTCTGGCTATTAACAAATTAGAAGCTGAAAAAGTATTTAATGATGGGCAATTTGCAAAAGCATAGTTTCCTATAATTGTAATATCTCCTATTGTTACGGTAGTCAAATCGGTACATCCTGTGAAAGTTCCATTAGGTATAACAGTAATTGATGGAGGTAGAACTATAGATGGTAATGCAGCACAATTTTGGAATGCATTTATACCCAATTCAGTTACTGTAGCAGGTAAAGTTACTGTTGTTAAACTGGTGCAACCAGAGAATGCTCCTTGGGGTATAACTGTTATGGAATCAGGAATAGTAATTGATGGTAATGAAGTGCATCCTTGAAAAGCATTCGTTCCAAGTGATGTTACTGTAGAAGGAATAGTAACGGTTGTTAAATTGATAAGTCCACTGAAAGCACCAGTATCAATTGTAGTAACTGTACTAGGAATAGAAATACTAACAACATTAGGTTTATCTCCTTCGGATATTGTGGTACCTGTATAATCATATGCTACTACAACATATACATAATGGTCGGTTGTGGTGTTATCGTCTTTAGTTACTGTGATAGTTATAGTATTAGTACCAAGAACTAATCCAGTATCGCCAGATACAGTATAAGTAGAAGTATTGTCATATAATGTAACAGAGACAGTTACGCTTGTAGTTCCTGTGGGAACGTCAAAATTAGAACCTTCAATAACTGAACTTCCATTAATAGTAATAGAAGTTATAGCTGGGGCAACAAATCTATAAATATCTCCACCAAAAGCAAGAGCAACTAATTTTGAGCCATCGGAACTACTTGCCACAGTTCCCCAATTTAACGTATTTAAATTAGAATTACCTGTGGGTGTCCAAGTCGCACCAGAATCTGTGGACCTATAAATATCGCCACCAGAAACAGCAGCAACTAATTTTGAGCCATCTGAACTACTTGTTACAATCCACCAATTTAACGTATTTAAATTAGAATTACCTGTGGGTGTCCAAGTAGCACCTGAATCTGTGGAGCAATAAATATCACCACCCTGCGCAACCGCAACTAATTTTGAGCCATCGGAACTACTTGCTACACTAGACCAATTTAATGTATTTAAACTAGAATTGCCAGTAGGTGTCCAAGTAGCACCAGAATCAGTGGACCTATAAATATCGCCACCATAAACAGTAGCAACTAATTTTGAGCCATCGGAACTACTTGTTACAATCCACCAATTTAACGTATTTAAATTAGAATTACCTGTGGGTGTCCAAGTAGCACCCGAATCTGTGGAGCTATAAATATCACCACCCTGCACAACCGCAACTAATTTTGTTCCATCGGAACTACTTGCTACACTATACCAATTTAACGTATTTAAATTAGAATTACCTGTGGGTGTCCAAGTAGCACCAGAATCTGTGGAGCTATAAATATCACCACCCTGCGCAACCGCAACTAATTTTGAGCCATCGGAACTACTTGCTACACTAATCCAATATAATGTATTTAAAGTAGAATCGCCAGTAGGTGTCCAAATCGCACCAGAATCAGTGGACCTATAAATATCGCCTTCAGTAACAACAGCAACTAATTTTGTTCCATCGGAACTACCTGCTATACATTGCCAATATCTTGTATTTAAAGTGGCATTACCAGTAGAAATCCATCCACTATAATTTTGTGGTGGTGGTGTATAAAGTTTCGCATCAATTGTCCATCCCTTAGCAACTAAGGCATCATAACCAGCTTGTCCAGCACTACTATAATAAGAGTTGGGAGCATCAAATGTAATACCACTTTGTACAGTTAATGCTGACCAAGTATTTAATATATTATCAAGAATGAAAGGAGGTCCTTGTGGTGAAAGCTCCAATTTACCACCAAATATACCAGTCATATTAGTAACATTGGAAATGTTCCAACTACTGATGTCTTGATTGAATGCTATTGAGCCACGAAACATAGAATCCATATTAGTTACATTAGAAACGTTCCAACTACTAAGAGGTTGGTTGAATGCAACTGCACCCAAAAACATATTACTCATACTAGTAACATTGGAAACATCCCACCCACTAATGTCTTGGTTAAATGCAGTCGCATATTCAAACATATTAGCCATATCGGTAACACTGGAAACATCCCACCCACTAATGTCTTGGTTAAATGCAACTGCATTAGAAAACATATTACTCATGTTAGTAACAGTAGAAGTAGTAGGTAAACTAGTAGGAACCGTTGTTAAATTACTGGTCTCATAAAATGCAGAATTTAAGTCTGTCAATCCAATTTCACCGAAACTAGTGCATCCAGTCAAATATTGTGCTCCAGTACCGTTACCATCATAATTAAAATGAGTAACACCAGTTCCTGTTACACTAACTGTATAGGTTCCAGTATTTGTATAAGTATGGTTTTTAGAACCATCAGTGGTAGTAGTGCCATCTCCCCAATTTACAGAGGTAATAGTACCATATGGTAAAGGTAAAATCAATTCAAACCCAGTAACAGTAATGTCATAGACAAGAACCAAAGGACTTGGACTAGACATTTATATATAACACTAACATTATTTACAACAATAACCTCTGAAACAGAAACCAATTATCATACCGCAAATCTTCTTCCTTACACAGCGCAAAGTGCTCCAAATCCGATAATATACAATCCGCTACAATAATTTGGTCGTCTTTCACTAAATAACCATGCTTAAAATACAGCGCCAATTTCTGGTCCATTGTATTGCGCCACCATTCTACCCGAGATTTATGACAAATAAAAAATCCACCAGCAATAGAAACTTGATGTGGTGGTATTGGTGTTTCTGGCAAACCCAAATCATTTTTATTATTCACAATATGAGCAAGCATATTCATATATTCGGGGTTGTTATTGACACATGCGTAATAGATTTTGTTAATATCCAATAGAGTTATTTTATTTGTATTTGGCCAATTTACCAACTGTTCCCGACTCAAATCATTGGGTCTCCCACGAAAATACCCAATATCACACCAACCATAAAAATCCGTATCAAAGTATTTATTTACCATTGTTTGATGGACAAAGTGTATCTTCTCCGACCACAACATATTGAGCTTCCAATCTACACGAGTTTTCAATAAATCATTTTTCTCATGATTTAAAATCCATTCTGACCTATACCGATAGGTATAAAATTGGTTATGTGGTTTAATAATGATTTTAATACGATGATTATCATCATATTTTTCTAACAACTTGAATCCTTCATAGTCGCAATAGACTACCAAATTATAATTATTGACATTAGAAAGCATATTGTCTATCCATTGGTAATAGACAGAGGGGTCAAATTTGGCTTTAAAATTATACCAACAGGTTGAGAAAGTAATAGACATTATATATATTTATAAATAATGTTTTTAATATTGTTTCTGGCAATAGTTTTTAGACAGACAAAGCCGAATGCTTAACCGTCTTTTTGGTTTTGTTCTTTAATTTTAGTTCTTTTATTGCTCTTACTGACAATTTTTTACCCTTTTTCTTAGTAGCGCTTTTCGTTCTAGCGCAAACAAAACTCATATTACGAAAATATCCAGGTTTGCATTTTCTAGATAATTTTTTCTTATATGGATTGTATTCTAAATTCATCATATTTTTTACCTTTGAACCATAAAGCGCATTTACTACTTTATGCATTTCACGAACAGTAATTGTATCACGGGACAAATTTTTATCAACAGTGTTTCTTAAGAATAGGCCGAGAGCAAATCTGAATGAACGATTTTCAACAAGTATCTCATCACCATTTAAATCAAAAGTTGTAGAAAATGTATCTATCTTTTCTTCTCTCAACCAGTCCTCAGCGTGTTTCTCGTCTTGTTTCTCAAAATGTTTAAAATATGAGCTAAAAGAGTACATTGGGTCGCCATAATTTTTATCAGATTGTTCAAGCTCTGTGTTGGTTGGGTCTCCATATTTAAATTCACCTTCTTCGTTAAGGTCTGAGTCAATCATTTCTCTATTTTCATAAAACCTATTTATTATTTCAGACTGACACAATATTTTATTTAGTTCATCGGCATCTTTAATTCCATAGTGTTGCGCTATCATTTCCTTTGCTTTTAAATATAATTGATAATTTGAATGTCTAGACGCAAATCCTAAGAAGTCCTTCAAATAGTTATCTTCTTCTTTTTCTTCATCGTCTTCTTCTTCTTTTTCTTCTTCTTTTAAGCTCTTTCTATAAGTGATAACTCCACTTCTGTCAATATAATAAAACAATTTGTAATAAATTAAAAATAAATATGCCTTTATTTGTTTCCATATATTGGTATTAAAATCTATTTTTTTTTCAAGTGAGTCGTTATAGTTCTCAAACAATTCATCTACTACTCCTTCAATTAAATCCATATTTTCAAGGTCTACTATTTGAGATTGAATTGCGGAATTGCCACGAGTTATACTTGGGTCTGACGTATCTAATATTTCGCGCATTATTTCAATAAGGTCTGCAGCTTTGCACCGTAATGTCATTTGAGGTACAAAATCCACATCACCTATTGTTTTTAATTTCAAAGTATGTATGGTATCGTATGTATCCATATAAAACAAATTAGTATTTGGCTTACGATATAAACAGCGACTATCTTCAATATTACCAATAGCAGTATACATACGTTTTGTATTATCATTAACCATTAAAGTTCCAGTAATTTTTTTTAAATCTGCTAAATGGTCAACAATGCGAGAACATGCGTCAACGAATGTATCAATTATAACATTGGGATTCTCTTTTTTGGGATTATAATAGGTAATTACATATTCTACTCCAGGAAAGGTTTTGCATGATTCGGTTATATCTTCTGAAAATTTTAAATCCAATTCTTTCCCATGTTTGGTTTTAAAGATAAACATATCGTTTTTGGGTATAGTTAATTTTTTGCATAACTCGTTTACCATATCACCAAAATCGCCATCTCCTATGTCGTTAGTTACGTTAAATTTGATTGATTTTTTATTATCTGTTTTTCGGTTTTCGTTAAAATATTCTAAATAAGATTCGTTTTCATGTTTTTCTAGTTTTTCAGCTTCGTATTCTTCTTTAAATGCTTCCATGAATTCTCTTTCTTCTTCGTCCATATCTTCTTCATTAATGTTTTCATTAAGATTGAGTTTTTTTTCCTGTCCTATTGGAATGCGAACTAACAAATAATTATCGTCAACTTCCGTAACGCTTTTTACATCCATTTTATCTTTTAATAATCTTAACGTTAAATCTGAATTAATAAGTGAATGTTTGTTTTTATGCAACGACAATTTTGTTATATCATGTGTTTCAAATTCATATCCTATACTTAATATTTTTTTAAATGTTTTGTCCGATATTAAACTTCCACCTAAAAACATATCTATACATTAAAAAGATAAATAATTCTAGAGGGAACCTACGGTTCCCCCTTACCCCCTCCCTTTTGTTTGTACATATTATTTGTTTCATAGCATTTTAACTAATTATATTTTAATAAAAAAGTATTAAGTTACAAAAAGGGAGGGGGTAAGGGGGAACCGTAGGTTCCCCCTATTAGTAGCTCCAATGAATTTCAAATATAGAGATGTAAGGTGATTTAGCATCCATCCACTCCAAGAATTCTTTGAAATCATTATGATTTTCCTCAGTCCAGTAGTCGTCGTCTAAAAACTCGTTTTGCATTTTAACAGTATTCCAGTGAGGATAGAAATGTAGAAAGTCTTTGGGGCGTGCAGTAAAAGTATCACCATGGAATTTATAAATGTAACAATGAAAATGATGACCACTACATTCAATAAACTGATGAAATTTCTCTGGAATCCTGAATTCCTCTGGGTCATACGGTTTCTTATCTAGAAACCCTTGGTTAATATAATTTACATACGGCATACCCGTTTTTTCATCAATGCTTAATGCGAAACTAACAGATAAATCAAACCCCATGATAATCCTTTACTTTTACTTTTTTACATATTCGTATCAAATACTTGGGTTATTCAATTTTTCAAGATGATTTGTATAATTCCTTAACAGATTGACTTCGTTTAAGAGCGTTTCTAGCCTCCATTTGTTGTTGCTGTATTCTTAAAGTATCCATTGTTGTTAAAATAGATTTATTCATGTACATGAATGTGCAAGTGTTTGCAGTAAATGTTTGCGCTGAGCTAAAACATTTACCATTTCCACATACAATAAGAATATTTTCCTTTTGCGGCATTTTTTAATAAAGACAAAGAAACGTATGATAACATCAATTTTTTATATTCAGATACTATATATTTTAGACGAAATGGATTTGCAAAATAGAGATGATAAAATATTAGGTGTTCCTGTAGGTGTATATTATGGACAAAATGAAAGAGTAGATGAATTAAATAATAGAATGGAAACTAGACATTTTCCTGATTCACCCTTACAACCTAATTTTGACCCACGCTCAATACCTACCAAACAATCAAAATTCCCAATTATCAATCGCCGTAAAAACATGAATGAGCCTGTTATCCCCTATTTGGATTATAACCAAACCGTAAATTTCAATCCTGGAACTCACCGTGCTCCTCCTTCTGGTTTTCTCAATAACATAGACACAGAGACCATTTTAAGAAACCAAGCATTTGCGTTGCAACGTGGTGGAGAACAAGGTGTATATATTCCATCTAGCCAAAGTGAATTATATAATTTACGCATACCTAAAGGTAGTCAAAATGAACCACAACCTCACCCTGACCTTTTCAAGAAGACAATACTTGACCAGAGACCACATCCTAATCTACAAGGTAATACTATTGGGCGTGAACGTTTTTTCAATCATACTCGCACGCAATTACGTGGATTAGATAACTAGTTAATTATACGAATGTTTACTACATTTGCATTATAAAAAACAACATATTTAAGGGAGGGGGGTAAGGGGAAAAAGCATGGTCCGTTGGTTCCCCCTTAAGAATATATAATATTATTATATATGCTTAAATATCTAACAAATATAGTAACAACAAGTAATCCGAATTTATTTTATTTGCAACTTTTATTGATTTTAGCAATAGTTTTTTTAGCCATTTATCTATACAAAGTTAGCGAATCACCATATGCAAAAAAACATAGACAACAGGAAGGATTTACTCAAGAACAACCTTATGTGTTAAAACAAAACCAAAATGTATATGACGAATTTTATGCGGAGGTTTATGATGGTGTAAATAACCGTGACAAAATATGCCAACGTGAGCTCTTCCAAATCATTAAAATGACGGAGGCCACAACTGCTAATAGTGTATTTTTAGAAGTCGGCTCTGCTACTGGAACAGTATTAAAACATTTGGCGAACGCAGGATATACTGCATATGGCATAGATAAATCTGAAGCAATGGTAACACATACTGAGACCAAATATCCCGATTTGAATGTGAAATCAGCCGATGTATTGGACCCTATGACTTATGAAAACGGCGTGTTCACACATATATTATGTTTGAATTTTACTATTTATGAATTTGAGAACAAGCGCCAGTTTTTCAGCAACTGTTATTATTGGATGAAACCCAATGCCTATTTGGTTGTACATTTAGTAAACCCGACAAAATTCAGCACCAGAAAGTATTTGAAATTTAAAGGGTTTACAAGCAGACTTTTTGAGAATCTTTTACCAGAGACACAATCAGAGCCTAGAGAAACAGAATTGAACGCTGAATTTGAGGATTGCAAATATCATGAGAAATATGAGACAACTACGGATAAAAAAACTGTTACGTTCACACAAGTTTTTACAGACAATATTAGTAAGAATATCAGACAAAATGAGCAGACATTAAAGATGGAGACTATAGACGAACTTTTGGATATTGCCAAAAAGTGTGGATTTATTGTTCATGCAAAGACATCTATGAAAGGCTGCAATGGAGACGCTAATCAATATTTGTATGTTTTAGAAAGATCTATGTAATTACAAAACAATGCGTTCAAATTTTATTAATTTCTATATATAAAATATAAATTAATGCCAAGTAGCGTTACTACTATCCCCGACCCTTTGATAAAAGACCAGAGCGGAAACATAGTTTACTATGATTCTGCGTTTCCTCCCGTTGGCGGTATTTCTAGTGGATATCAATATAGCATAAGATATAACGGCGAACAAAAATCAGATTTATTTAGCTCAATCAATATATTAACTAGTAATTATGATGGTAATGAAGGGAATACATTTGCGTACGACTTGTCCAGTGATAAAATTTATTTTTTTATTACCAATAAAATTCATACTGTATTTTGTAGCGATTTCATGGGAACACCGGTACAATTTTCCAGCTTAACTTTTTCTAACCCAAAAGGAATAGAAGTTGATAACAGTGGTAACGTATATGTTTCTGTAACTACTGCTATTTATAAACTTGATTCCACAGGAAACTATGTTTCAAATTTAGCTGCCAATAATAATGATTATTGGATTGATAGCTTAAATGATAATAATCAATTAGGTAATAATCCTGTATTCTTAGGCAACCCTTATGACTTAGTTGTTTACAATGGTTATTTGTATATGGCACAGGATAATCACATGGTAACACGAATTCCATTAAATGCTACTTCTAGAACCCAATTAGAAATCGTTTATGATGCAAGACACTATTTAAAAGACAAGGCCTTTCAATATGATATTTTAGCGAAACAACATTTTAACGGTAACCCATATCTCTATTATAAAGGAAACAACGAAGGAGGAGGAACTGGTAACAAGGATAATTGGGGATGGAATTGGATGTATATATCTACTAGTTCTACTAAAGCTGGTTGTTATGATAAAAATAATTGGGTTTTACAATCTAGAACCTGGAATGAAGACACAAATTCTGAGAACGTTTACCCTCTTACTTCTGGGGACCCTGGATACAATGCCGCATATGACGGCGTTTATGGTGATTGGGATGATGATGCTGTATACGTATACAATGGCACATTAGCTATTGGAACAACAAAACCTTGGGGAAGCACAAATGTTAATATATATGATAATTTTGATTTAGATAGTATTTATTATAATGACGAAAGAATACCAGCATGGGCTAGCTTTGACCTTAATGATTTAAAACAAGATAATAATGAACCAGACGGTGCTATGCATTTAAAACACTTAACAATAGATAAAAAAAACGGAAGCATTTATTTTACAGTTGAGCATCCAGGGTACAATTATATTTATAAAGTAACAATAGATGGACAAAATATAAGACATTGTACTGAATTGTATAAATTGCCACTTATTTCAGGGGAGTCTGATAGTATAAACGGATTAGTTATGGACGCTTCACAAAATTTATATTCATTAGTATATCTTAATCATACTGTAAACTCAAATACTACATACGAAAGTAATATTTATAAACTTGGATTTGACCAACTCGCAACTAGAAGCCAATATTATTTGGACAATAGTGCAGTATTGGTTAGAACTGCACCAAACCCATCATTACCTGTTGCATCCACTTCTTTCTCAGTACCTAATGTAGTTGCTACTGGTTTAACAATAGACAACACTGATACTTTATATGGTGGTTATGGTGGTAATTCTGTCTATCAATTTACAAACCAATATGTGTTTAGACACGTAAATCTTAATGCCGTAGGAGACTTATCATTAAATGTTTACAACAACACATTGGAAACAACAGTTGCTACTATAAATGTAAACGTTGTTATATGTTTTAAAGAGGATTCCAAAATTTTATGCCTAGTAGATAATGAAGAAAAGTATGTTCCTATTCAACACATTAAAGTAGGCGATTTAGTAAAAACCTATCTTCATGGCTACAAAAAGGTTGAAGTGGTCGGCAGCAGCAGACTTCATAATTCAGGAAACTGCGAACGTATAAAAGATAGGCTTTACAAATACACTCAAGAAAATTATCCTGAGCTTACAGAAGAATTAGTTATAACAGGAGGGCATTCTATATTGGTTGACGAATTAAGCGAGCAACAAAAAACAGAAACAGGAGCATATTGGAAAATTTTCCATAAAACGGATGATAAATACAGATTACTTTCTGTCGTAAACGACAAAGCAATTCCATATGAAATACCTGGCGAATTCAATATATATCATATTGCCTTAGAAAGTGATAACGATTTATTAAACTACGGAATATACGCAAATGGACTATTAGTAGAGTCATGCAACAAACGCATTTTAACAAAATGTATGAACACAAATTAATACAATAATTTAGAAGGGTTCGTAACATATTTTATGTTTTACACAATTGCACATTTAAATCGCCCAATATTAGGCATTTATCAGCGGAATGGCAACGTTACCATGCGCATTTTAAATGCGCAAAGGTGTAAAGGAACATATATAAAGAGATTGTGATAAAATTAATAATGAAAATTTTATCACTAGGACTATTAATTCTTCTTTCCAACACTAAATCTACCCGTATACTACCAAGGAAATTATGCAAAGATTGTAAATATTTTATAGCCCATAAAAAAGAATGTGCATTGTTTGGAGATACGGATTTAGTAAATGGTAAACATGACTATAATTATGCTAAGAATGCAAGAAACAATGAGAATAAATGTGGTGAAGAGGCAAAGTTTTTTGAAGAGAACAATAATAAAATTATGACAGTTCCTTATTACTTTTTATTGAATACTGCAACGTATTGGCCACTAACGCCAGTAATAGCTTTAGTTTTCTTTTATATTAATATTTTTTATAAATTATGGTATCCTGAATAAAAACATTTTAGTAGGGTTCTACGTATTAACTCGCACTACATTCTTCTCAAAAAAACCTATCAATATTTGGATTCAACCTCACAACAACGCAATAATGTGTGCCAACTCTTGCAATCCAATAAAAAAAATATATAGATTATATATATGACTTACGTAATTCGCAAAACACCGAATAAACAAGGATATATTAAAGCGCGATTTAAAACTAAAAGAAACGCAAAAAAACAGTTGAAAATTTTACGTAAAACAAGAAAGTCTTTGCGTAATAAAAAACATAAAATGACTGGCGGTGGCCCAACAGACGCTCAAATAGATAAAGCTTCTGATAAATATAAGGCGATTGCAATTGAATTAAAAAACCACAAAATAACTCAGGAAATACAACATAAAAATGATACAAGAGAGGTTACAACATTCGTAAAAAAATTTGAATTTAAAGGCGTGAGTACTTTTTTTCCTAATAGAAAAAGATTACATTTTTCAGCTATCGTTAAGTGTGCTCAATGTGATGTAATTAAATCTAATATATTTGATGCTAGATTTATCAAAACAGATCATACTTCGTTAACTTTCAGTGAAATAACACCTCTTGATGGTAATAACGCTCAATATTTAGACTCTTTAAAAAACCCTCTAATTGAAAGAACGGCTAAATATGTAAACCCAGAACCAGGTAATATTACTATTACGGGTTATTTAGATCAGTGGGACCAAAACGAAACAAATTTTTTATTGGCTTTAGGTGATTTTGTGGTACTTGAAGATAAATGGGTAGATAATGATCATCTACATACATGGAAATATTCTGGTACTGATGCCCCAACGACAGACATTAAAAGACCAAAACCATCTATTGATTTTGGTAAGTTAGTACCTGGTCAAGACGTTAAATTTGAAGATACATAATAGATTAGTTATTTAAAAACATATAATAAAATATATTAAATAATACTACATGATTGAATATATTTTATTAACAATATCATTAACATATATTACAATTTATGCATATATTAAATTATCATTCCCTTTTTGGAATAATCAACCAGTTTTCCACACGTACGATTACTGGCGTTTTTTCTACTATACGCCATTTGTAGTGTATAAATATCGTCCTATGAAAACCAAATTCTGTGAATTCAACCAAATCAAAACCTATCAATATTTGGATTCAACCACACAACAGCGCAAAGATGTGTGTCAACTCTTACAATCAAATTATATAATGAATGACCGCATATTGATAACAACAATAGATAAAGATTTAGATGCACAATATACAGGACACAGTGAGCCTGCATTTTTATCTATTTACAGTGAGAAAAAATATGAATTTACAAACACAGACCCCACGTTTGCAGAACAATATAACGATATCACAACTGCTTTAAAACCCATAGGATGTGTCTTATCAAAACCACTTAGCCTTTATTATAGAGAATCAATTCAACATAACACATACACCGAAGCACCAATATACTATATAGACGTCATTTGTGCCAAACGTGAGTTAGACCAGAAGAAACTAAATAGACAGTTATTACAAACCCACGAATATAACCAGCGGTTTAAAAACCCCAATGTACTCTGTTCGCTCATTAAAAAAGAAATAGATTTATTTGATGGGGTAATACCGTTAGTAGAGTACAATACCTATGTGTTTTATTTACGCAATTTGACTTTTCCGCCATTACCTGCCCATTTCCATATTACGCATATTGACATAGAACATACAGATATTTTAACCGATTTTTTATATGAGCAAACACACTTGGACCTAGCATTGTCAAAAAAACATTTTGATATTATGGTTTTATCAGATATGGGGAATTTGATAGCGCTGATTAAACAGAATCTGTTATATGCATATTGTTTGAGAAACGGCTCACATATTTATGGATTTTATTTCTTAAAAGACGCGAAAATGCAATATGAAGACATTGACGGAGATACATTGCAATTAGTTGGAAGTGTTATGAATTGTGATAGCATCAAATTATTTTATGACGGACTTTTGCATAGTATGCATGATATTATAAAGAAGAGAAAAAGAAACTTGTCCCAATACAAAATGTTATTGTTTGAAGCAATTGGCGATAATACGATATTGTTACAATTGTGGCGTGAGAGAAACACACCTGTGTTTACAAATAAAACGGCATATTATACGTTTAATTTAATTTATCCAAGGTCGCCGTTATTGGCGGAAAGGTGCTTTGTTTTATAATCTATAACAAATATATAATGAATACAATCACTAAGAAAATAAATAGAAAAACAAGAAAATCTAAAAAACTAAACAGACGAACAAGAAGGTGCGGTGGAGCTTTAGTTACAAATATTGCTAGAGGAATTACAACCGATAAAGAATTAAGTAAAAATTATCATGAAACGTTAATTAAAGTAGAAAATACCGATTATGTGGTAAGATATATTGTCCCAGACCATTTCTTATTTAAAACTCCTGACCAAGTGTTTAAGAGTCCTGAGTTTGAAGCAGTCTTATCGGGTAAAAAAGTACCAAAATGTTTATTTACTATCGCTGATAGCGAATTTTCTAATAATGTAACAATGCATCATAATATAACTATGTTTGTTAAAGTACAAAGCATAAAGAATCCAAAAGCTTTCTATTGGTTTGCTGTTGTAGATTCAGGCACCCAGGTTGTTAAAACTGGCGAATTATTTAACTATGTATTCTTTGCAATAAAAGCCAAAAAGTGCCAAATAAGCAATAATAACTCAAACGTTATAACTATAAAAAATTCCAAAATGTATAAGACAAAGGATTGCACTGGTGACAAATGCACAGTAGTTTTAGTAAACGGGAAAAACGGTGCACTAGAAGTTCTTAGTAAAAAGTCAGTTTATCAAACAGTATTGTTTAACTTTTTTGTACAACAACAAGCACAGGAATTTGCTAAAGAAGAAGCAGTTATTGGAGCTGCCGTAGTTGGAGCGGAAGCTGCTACTGGTATAGATAACGACATGTTTGATTTGTTTTAACTTTCAGATTAAAATTACATTCTCAAAAAATTGAAAATAAAATAGGTTATATTGAATAATAACAACATTAAAGAAATGACACTATTAAGCAAACTATTCCATTTTGTACTTTTGACATCTCAAAAGTACAATATAGATGAATCACATGGACTTTCGCATAGTATGAATGTTCTGCGTTTCGCAAGCGAAATATACGAAACAGAAGTAAACACTCACCCTATCATCAAACAGCAAGAAAAAATTATTTATGTTTCCGCAGCACTGCATGATATGTGTGATAAAAAGTATATGGACCAAGACCAAGGAATTAGAGAGATTGAGGAATTCTTAGCGGAAAATAAAATGACACCTCTTGATGTTAATGTTGTGAAACTTATTATTTCAACAATGTCTTATTCTACGGTAAAAAAGCATGGATTCCCTAATTTAGGGCCTTATAAAAGGGCATACCATATTGTTAGAGAGGCAGATTTACTAAGCGCATATGATTTTGACAGATGTATGATTTATAATATGCACCGTCAAAATGGAGATTTTGATGAGGCATTTAAGGATGCATCTCATATCTTTGATATTCGTGTGATGAAGCATAATGAGGATGCTCTGTTTCTGACAAATTATGCTAGACAAAAGTCGTTGGAGTTGGAGAGACAATCATTAAATCAAATTGCGAGTTGGAAGAGGCTGGTAAAAAATCCTATTTTGATGTAAAATGTATAAACAATTTCGCATATATATAATATTTTTAATAAAAAATAGTGATTTTTTTCTGATAAAAAATTGAAAAATGCTTTTCAAAAACAAGTTAAAGAAATTCCGTGTTATTTTCCTAGTCTCAGTTACTCAGCAAAAATGTCCGCCATGATTCAGGCACTTGATTCCTTCACTCCTTTGCGTTCTGGTGAGAATGGTCACGCCGAACTAGATTGGTCCAATGATATTCAAGAGAAGATTGTCCAGTTTGATTTCCAGTGTGTTCGCACGGATGCAGAAGGTGTCGCAGATTTGGCCAAGGTTTTGGATGGACTCCTTAGTGAACTTAGTACATCTACCAATGAGAGTCACAATAAGCTACTGGTGACCCTCTACAAAATCATTGCCAAGACTCGTGACATCAACGGCGGCAAGGGTGAGTACATGCTTTCCTACATGATGATTTGGACTTGGTATAAACACTATCCTGATCTTGCTCTAACCGCTCTTCAGATGTTTGTAATGGAGCCAAAAGAGATTGATGAGTCTTTGCCATCTCAGGAGCCATATGGCTCATGGAAGGACATTAAGTACTTCTGCAAGTATGTTTTGGACAATGGCGGTACTATGGAGCACCCATTGATTCAGTTATGCATTGAGGGAGTCAACAGTACTCTGCGTTTGGACGACAATGTCTATAATAGTACTGGCGAGGATACTAGTAAGAATCTGACTCTTGTGTCCAAGTGGGTTCCTCGTGAGGATGCTAAGTTTGGCTTCCTCTATGATGCCCTAGCTACGAACTACTTCCCCAATTTCATGGCTACAGCAAAGACCGACGTTTCTAAGGCAAAGGCTCTAAAGAAGTGCAAGGCCCAGTATCGCATGCTCTGTTCCAAGCTAAACCGTCACCTGGATACAGTTCAAATCAAGCAGGCATCCAAGAATTGGGCGGACATCAATCATGCCAAGACCACTTCTATCACTATGGCCAAGCAGCGTAAGGCATTCCTCAACCAGAAGAAGGCGGGTGGTGAGACTAGGTCTGATGACCCTGACCGTGTCCAGTGTGCTGAGAATCTCCGTGCTTATCTGGAGTCTCTCAAGAAGGAGGGAAAGGAAGTGAAGGGTAAGAATGTCGGTCTGGAGATGTTTGGAGCACAGGCTCTTGGACTTCTGCATTTTGGTTACGACTCTGTTATGAATCGGGAGGAGGCAGACATCCTGAACTCCCAGTGGCGTGATAACTGTAACAAGAAGAATGCGAATGGTCTTGGTCCTATGGTTCCTATTGTTGATACTTCAGGTTCTATGTCTGGTGACCCACTTCATGCGGCCCTTTCGCTTGGAGTTCGTGTTGCAGAGAAGTCCCTTCTTGGTAAGCGAGTCATGACGTTCTCAGCAGAGCCCGCATGGATTAATCTGGATGGCTGCGATACATTCACAGATATGGTCGGCGCCATTATGAGGAAGAGCAACACTGCGGGTCTTAACACCAACTTCTACAAGGCATTGGACCTAATTCTAACGGTTATTGAGGAGAAGCAAATTCCAGCTGCAGATGTGGAGAACATGATTCTTGCTGTGTTTTCGGATATGCAGATTGATGATAACCTGCATATTATGACTAATCCTGGTGCGCTGGGGTACAGTCCCACAGAGACACAGAAAGTACAGGCCAGGGGTAAGTGGTCAGTCATGCATGAGCAAATCAAGACCAGGTACGGTGAGGTAGGTATGCGAATGTATGGGCAGCCTCTGAACCCTCCGCATATCCTCTTCTGGAACTTGAGGAAGACCAATGGTTTCCCTACTCTGTCTACTGAGGCAGGTTGTTCTATGATGAGTGGGTTTGACCCGACCATCTTGAATATGTTCTGTGAGTTGGGTATGGATGCACTGAAGGAGATGACTCCTTACAAGACTCTACTAAAGCTTCTGGACAATCCTCGGTATCTGCCCATGGAGACAGTTATTCGTTCGGCACTTGTAATCACGTAAGCATATAAACACTTTGTAAAAATAATATAAAGAATAATCGTTATATATATTAAGTCAGAACCTAGCACCCATTTGTCCAGTACAAAAAATGGTTCATACAGCAAAACACTTTTAAAAATATTTAGGACGTAGGACTTAGGCGGTTGAGGGTCAATTGTACCAGGACCCAATAATAAAGGTAAAAAGGAAAATTGTATCGGACAGCAATAAAATAAACCAATGTTTTTATTATAAAAACAGCCAGCTAATCTTCAAACATTGAAAATATGTAAGAAATTAGTAAACGTTAAAAACTGATACTAGCATTAAAACATAACCCGCTCAAAAATTTAAATATTTTTGATGAAAAATTCAAATACTTTTTCATCAAAACACGATAATCTACCATTTCAATTTTGCAATTTTTATTAGGTCTTCCGATACAACATCTTTGGCTTGATTCTTTAATAGTTTTTTTGTATGCCATTTAGAAAACGTTTCTAAAAATACTTTCCGTGTAGGAAAAACAAGGAGAACATCCTTTCTTACTTTTTTCCATAGAACAACAACGCGCTTTGAATCCCTAAATTGTTGAAAAGTTCGTATTAATCCAACTGCTTCATCACGTATCTCTTCAATATCTTGTAGATGGATTGCTTCATAAAATTCATTTACCTCTTCTTTCATCCATTCATATTGAAATAGTTTATTTCCAGCAACTGCGTATGATTTTTTTTCATTCGTCATAGTTCTATAATTAACAATAGTTACCCAATCGGGTATTTGAATTTCCATAAAATATATAATAAACAATCATATATTTTCATCAAAACATCATCTAATATATTTTCCAGACCTAGAGAAAGAATCCACAACAAAAATAATAAACACACCCAAAAAAGTATACAGAATAAATTCCTCTGTAATATTGTTTGTTTTTTCATGGCTCTGTTCCTCCAATAAATGTACCATATAGTTTATTTTTTCCATTAATTTACTATCACTAGACCCTTGACTAATTCCCATGCTCGCATAATAAGGTTTATTTGCTAATTGCTGAGGTGGCTCATAGCTGCGTTGGTAATTACTTAGACTAGCAGAACCACTATTGTTTGCACCATAGTTTCCAGCACTCTTCATATCATTAGATGCTTGCAAATAAGAAGGAATATTTGCAACGTATGGTTTTGATTCTGTATTATCACTATTATCTTTTTTCACATTTAATGATGGTGGCGATATAGGAGTGAAACTACCCATTTTGTTATCAGCTGGCTCAGTGTCAGAAGAAGTCATCTTGTTTAATAATTCGTTTACCCGAATATTACGTTTCTCTAAAGATTCTTGATGATCATCAATATTACTAGGTTGCATTTTATTTAAATTTTCAGTTTCGCCTTGATAATCAACTTCTCCTACACCATCTGGTCTTAATTTAACAGTCTTTCTCAAATTCATGCTAGATTGTCGTTTTTTAGGAGTATCTTCATTTGTCCATGTAGATGCGGATGTTACTAAAGAAGACATTTTTATATTATGGTTTACTTAAAAAATCAATAGATTTTATTTTTACGCCCTTTCAACAATAAATTCTATTAAAATATGGTATTTGTTTTTCCAATAAAATAGCAGTATTATATAAATAATATGATTAATACAGTAGCTCAATTCATTCCAATTCTTGTTTTGTTTCTTGTAATTTCTTATTTTAAAAGTATTGCCAAATTTAGTAATACAGTTTTAGGGAAATTATTAGCAATATGCATTATTGTATTTTACACATTTCTTGATAAGTTATTAGGGGCACTTGTTTGTCTTATTGTAATATTCTATTACCAGTCAGACACTGTTGAAACTATGCTAAACATGGACAACGATTTTAATGATATTAATGATTTGACCGATTCTAATGATTTAGAAATTAATCAGCACATGACAGAAGACCATGTAGACGATTATATTTTTATTGATAATAAGAAAAAAAAAGAGGGAATGGTGAATTACGAGAGTGGTGGCAATAAAGATATATTAATTAATAATGATAAAATGCAAAATGAGTTTAGAAAAAATAACTGTGTCAATGGAGAGCTTACAAATAAAGGGGTGCCAGTGAATTATGAAATGACAGAGCATGTTTTTCCTGAGGTTAAGTTTAGAAGAGGGTTCTGTAATCCTTGTTTAAAAGAATGCGAATTTTCTATTATAGAACAAAAATTGGCATTGGAAGATAAGTTAAGGATACCCTTACAAATAAAATAAAATAATGTAGACATCGGGGATTCTCTAGAAAAATATCCAGATTAAGTATAATGGGTAAGAAAAATAGACAAGAGAAACAACCACAAAGTAAGAATATATTGACACAGTTATTTAGTTATTTACATAACAATATCCAAGCAATAAATAATAGTAAAATTTTCGCTGGATTAATGATTATAACATTAAATATTGTGTCTAAATTTGCTAACTTCAAATTAAGCAAGACATTGGAATCCTACTTTAAATTTACCTTTAGCAGACAAGTCCTAGTTTTTGCTATTGCATGGATGGGAACTCGTGACATTTACATTTCTCTAATAATAACTATTCTTTTTGTTATTTTAACTGAATATCTGTTCCATGAGGAAAGTCGGTTTTTTGTGTTATCTGAGGAATTCAAAGACTATCATATTAGTATGTTAGATAACGAAACGAATAACTCAAATATAACAGAAGAAGATATTAAGAAAGCAAAGTCTGTTTTAGAACGTGCCAAGGAATTAAAAATGTTATCTGATGACAATGATTTTAAGAGTTATACATTTTAGAATACCAAATAATAATAATGTTTATGAAAGAAACATTATTAAATAATTATAATATTCGCATTATATAGATAGATTATGTCAATAAGAGTAGAACCAAAATTATTAAAAGTTACATTATACACGAATGTACCCGTTGGAAATGATTATGAAAAAGATATTTTAACGTTTGGCTCATTGATGAGTCCCGAATTAAAAGCAGTTCGTATACAACCAACTCAATATCCGTTTTTTACATTTCAAATAAAGTATGACGAGGCAGTTCTTGGGTTTTATAGTTATGATGAAATAGTAAAAACATTTTTTAAGAAAGACTACTTTTTAACTAGACTGTGCAATAGTAGCGATATTATACCACATAAAGAAGGTGAGCTAAAAAGTGAAAGTATTCTAGAAAGTATAGGAGAAGACAAAGCTAGTGTAAATAAAAAAATAAGAGAAAATATTAACAACAATATGATGCTAATGATTAAATACTTATTGCCTACAAAATGGCCAGTAATAAACAATCATTATAATTCGTATGACTTGTTTAAATTGAAAGACTCTATGGGCACTTTGTTTTTTAATCCATTTATTAGTAGGAAATATGTAAATTTAAAATTAACGAGTGGTATTTACTCTTTAAAAAAGGTAGTATGGTTAAACGACATGTTAAATCTTATTGACAAATTTGATGACGAGACTAATACTTATGACGAATCAAAAACAACAATAGGAAAATATTCAAATCAAAGAACAATTGATGAAATAATTAATGAAGAAAGATATTCAGAGGTAAAATCGTGTTATAAGAAAAAATGTAAAGATAGCGATCTTATTTATCTTGGAATACAGATAAATACTGATCAATATGAAGCATCAGTTGATGTTGAATTGTTTGAAGGTGAAATAAAAGAGGGTGATGAAAAAAACATTAAATGTCCATATTATAGTGATTTTTTGGGTGAGCAATTAAAAGAATTAATGAGACCGCAAAAAAAAGAAGAATATAGTAAATTAGGTAAAAACCCTTTGTATTCTATACAAAGTAAGATTTCAAAGAAGAAAGGATTTATAGAGAAAGAAGAAGTTGATGAAAAAACAAAGGCAAAACGTAAAGAAGAAGATAGTGAATATAATGAGATTGATGAAAAATTACGTAGAAATTATGAAGTTTATAGTAATCCATTCTTTGAACAACAAAAACAAGGTAGATTAAAAGCTAAAATTAAAAAGTACGACATAAATGCTAAAAATTTATATGCTTTTTTGCAACAGAACTTAAATCCTTTTTTAAAATTTATTACACAGGATAGCAAAGATATTAATAAATTGGATGAAACTGTAAAACTCACATTAACAGACAAACGTGGTTATCAAATAGCTACAAATTTAAATATTACTGATTATATCGAAAAAAAGATGGAACAATATGCTGATGACAAAACTAAAAAACAAATTACAAAAGAAGTCTATGATGAAATTAAATTAAAATATGATTTAACTACTGAATTCATTAAACTTGTAAAATCAAAAAGCAGTGGTGGCAAAACACAAAAACGCAATAGAATAAAAAATAGACATACTAGAAGGCGATATTAACTTTATTTACTTTTTATAAAACTTTGCCTTACCATCTTTGAATTCACCGATTTCGTCGCCAATCTCTTCATCTGCATCAATCTTGTAAATCTTACCATTCTCTTTGTTCGTAGTGTAGTATGACTTACCCGACACAGTAACTACGAATACTTCCTCAGCCTCCTCTTCCTCAGCCTCCTCTTCCTCAGCAGCTTCCTCTTCCTCTTCAGCTTCCTCTTCCTCAGCAGCCTCCTCTTCCTGAGCAGCTTCCTCTTCCTCCTCAGCAGCCTCTTCCTCCTCAGCAGCCTCTTCCTCCTCAGCAGCCTCTTCCTCCTCACCAGCTTGCGCATCAGTTTCCTCCTCTTCATCAGCCTCCTCACCAGCTTGCGCCTCAGCATCCTCCTCCTCAGCTTCCTCCTCACCAGCTTCCTCCTCCTCAGCATCCTCCTCACCAGCTTCCTCCTCCTCCTCTTCAACGAAAGCTTGCGCTTCAGAGTCAGAATCCTCATTAATCTCATAAACAATATTAATCTTTTTGGTTTCAGGTTCAGGGGCTACAAATACAACTTCATCATCCTCTTCCAATGTTTCGCACTGAACAGGAATATTATCCTCCTTTTCCTTTTTAATCTCTACCTTACTATAAGAACCATAACTTCGGCAATCACAACGAAACTCAGGAAGCGAATAAATCAAAGACTTCATAGACTTGTTCTCCTTTCTGAGCTTGGCATTTTTTCTCATAAGTTGCCGAACAATTGGCAAATTCAAAAGGGCGACGTAATTTTCCTCAATAGAACTCATGTTGTTAGATGCTATTCAACAATATAAAAAGAAACGAATCAATTTTTTATATTGTTATCAAAAACCTTTTTCAGGAGGAACCAATGGTTCCCCTACCATTTAATATGATTCCATTCACAAGGAAACATATCTTCAACACTATGTCCAGCTTTAGGTCCAAACCAAGTATGTGGGTAACAAACAAATTTACCAGGAGTATCGTTCAGGTATCCTGCCCACCAACTAAATGAGCTATTTGCAATGATATTATTATCGCAGCAACTCATCAATAACAACTGTTTCCAATCTTCAATACTGTCGTCTACTTTAACAAATTCAACTGCCTCATATTTGTTACGTAAACGTTGTATGTGCGAATTCACAATATCATTATCCTCTTTCTCACAGAAATATAGAATACGATAGGGTTTGGTAAATGGTCTATACAACAAAATATTAAACATAGCATTCTCATAATAATCATATGGCATAATTGGGTGATAATCCTGCTTCTCTTTATAATCTCCCAAACGGAAATGCATAGAAATTGTAATATAGTTTGGGTCAAAATATTCGGAATATTGACTTTTAATATCTTGTTGTTGCTGTTGTATATTTAAAATGGCAACAATATAATCCTTTTTATCCTCAAAATATCTATAACTTTGGTAATAACCAAACAATAACATGTCCTGATTAAACAATGGTATTTCTTTGTAATGATGATGCGGTTCTCTATATTGTGGAAGTCGCATCAAGTCTTCATTTTTATAATCTACAATATCACTGGAAGTAGTGTTTTTTTTAATTCGTGAAAAAAGAGTATCCCAATAAGTTGGTCTCGTAATTCCAGTTTCTAAAGTCTCAGAATAAGGCAGAACCATCTTTCTGCGATAACGTATACAATAGGCCATTGTTGAAAATATTTGGAAGAGCTGGTTTCCTAGACCACCCATTAAAAAACATGTCACGATATTTATACTTTCCATCTAACTGTATTGTTTTAAATAAACAATATAGTTTTATATTCTTTGTGAAAACATTATCAGGCTTATTGAGCAAGACCAAAATTCTCTTTCATAATACTAGTCTTACTAGGACCCTTTTGTTTCTCACTTTGTTTCTTCACTTTATAAACACCTGATTGCACATTGCTTTTCCCTCCATAAATATTCATAATAAAATCTTCACTATCTTCGTGTAGCTCTGGCAAGATTCGTGTCATAGGTTTATCTATTACAAGCAACATATGCTCTGTCTTCAATAATTTCCTGTATTCTTGTATTGTTAAATTACCATAAAATTTATCTAATAAAAAGTATGGGTTAGGAGCGGGCTTAATGTTCTTCTTAAAATCGTAGATTTTACTGTATATTTGATTCAACAAATGATAACGTTCAAATTTGGTAGAATCATCAATATTCTCCTTCATTAAAAATGCAACTGCGCATTCTGGTCTACAAAAAGAGCCATATCCAAACAATTGACCGTCAATATCATGTTTTGGTATATAACATGATGGATTATCATAGTCATATGTGCACCAAAAACATGCGGATTTCTTATCTGGATTAGAATTTTTATACAATTGTAATTTAAGTTTCTTTAATTTCATATTCACATCTTTGATATTAATATCATCGTCTTCTTCTTTTTCATTAATTTCCATTTTTAAACTGCATGATGGACAAACGTTTTTATTAATAAGTTGTTCTCCATCATTCTCACTATAAGCAAACTCTTTTTGTTCACCTACTACATTCGCAGTTACTTCGTTAGATTTATATTCTGCAAACATATTGGCGTTATTAGAGTTGTATGTCATGATTGTTGGTGGTATAACAGGGTTATACGACAACGGGTCTGTTACTATTTGATTTATTTTATTGTTATGTTCATTTAAATCTAACATAGAGCACTTTAAATGCAAAATAACGTTTGTGACAGGCTTTACGAATTCCTTCTTCTCTTGTGGTTTCTCAATAAGTTTACCACCCTTTGGCTTCCTTCCACGCTTCTTCGTGGTTGGTTCGGTACTTTGTAGATGTTGTTGTGATTGTGTTATGGCTTCTTCTGGCTCCTCAATAATAATTGTAATGTTGTTAGATAATACAGAAGTTTCCTTCTTCTTCCTTCCACGCTTCTTTTTAATAACCTCACTATCAGTACTCATTGGTTACCAATTATTGTAAACAATGACCCATATTTTTTATATTGTTTAAAAAAACAAAAAATGGATAATATTAACATATTGTACGACATATTAATATTTTACATAGTTTCCAAAGCTATTTCAAAGTCAACTTGAGGAGTCTTCTTGAAATTTTCGGTTACGTAACAACTTCGGCAAAGGGGGACATAATTATTAACGCCAATAACTACTTGTGTCTTTTCACTCGTAATTCTATGTGAGAATAGTGCAGGATTTTCACATTGTTCACACTTAGACCTGAGTTTTGTTATCTTATCACTTAGTGGCACCAAATCTAATATAGTACCGAACTTTTGACGCTTGAAATCCCCATCAAGTCCACAGATATAAACTGTCTTATTCAACTTCTCAACAAGATAAATAACAGATTCATAGAGGTCTTCAAAGAACTGACCTTCATTTATCAAAACAACATCATATGAATTTATGTCATTAGAATTTATCGCGGCAAACAGTGTTTTACTAAACACACATGGTATCATAACTTGGTCATGTGAAGATAGCATTTTATCTCCATAACGGGTGTCTTCAGAATAATTAATTACGAATACATTATTTCCCTTTCTGGTGCATTGATTGTAAGTATTTATTAAATACGTAGTTTTTCCAGAGAACATTGGACCAAAGATAAGCTCTAAATAGCCGCTCATTTTGATTGTAATAGTAAGATATATTTTATCCTCTAAAATTTCATAATTTAAGTAATCAATTTTTTGAGATAAAAAATTGAACCACAATATAAGAAAAAAGAACAATAATAAAACACAGAGACAATGGGGTTCTTCAGCTGGATAGCGCAAGACACTAATAAACCAATTTACATAACTGGTTATCAAAAACCAGGATACGAACAACGCACATACTATATGTGGGACAATAAAGGAAACTCGTGGAAGGAACCTGAATACGAAGGCTATGGAATGTTTGGATCGAAAGACTATTACGTTCTTCTAGCCGAAATGAATCGTGTTTATGGCGAGGATGTTACTGAGGACCAAAAAAGAAATGAAGGAATTGCAATTGAATTTGGTTCAAATCATCATGGAATAGTATTTCCAAATCTTACTGAGAGTTCAATTTGGAAATGGAAGAACAAACAGCCAGTTTATCATAGTAACCAAGGATGTTATGAAGGTTATGAAGATGATGAATGATTTATATATAAATATAATCAAAATACATAAACACAAATCAAGAAACTAATTAAAAATGAGTGTTTCAAAACAAAGTATACCCTGGGTAGAAAAATATCGTCCCGCACAATTTGACGATATTGTTCTTGACCCTATTAACCGCAAGATATTCAAAAATATATTAGATAAGAACTATTTCCCGAACCTTCTTTTTTATGGTCCACCAGGAACTGGAAAGACAACAACCATTATTAATATGATTAATGAATATCAAAACAAATACAATCAGAAAAACAAGGGCACAGTAATTCATTTAAATGCCTCTGATGAACGAGGAATAGATATTATCCGAAACCAAATATATCAATTCGTAAAATCAAAGAACTTTTTTGATGTAGGCTTGAAATTTGTTATCTTAGATGAGGTAGATTATATGACTAAAAATGCACAACAAGCACTAAAATATCTTTTGCAATCCTCTAATTATAATGTCCGTTTTTGTTTGATATGCAATTATATTAGTAAAATAGATGAATCACTAAAAAATGAATTTATTTGCATACGGTTTAATCAATTACCAAAACCCGATATCTATAAATTCGTTCACAATATTGCAGTCAATGAAAATCTAGACCTATCAGATACAATTATTGAAAAAATACAGCAGATTTATAATTCGGATATTCGTAGTATGATAAATTTTATTCAATTGCATCAAAACATTAAACTATGGGATACAAATATAATAACAGATACTGTTCTAGAAAAATTATACAATCAAATATTGAATAAGTTATCACGAGAAACAATAATAAATGGTATTAATGAAATCAGTATTCAATACAATATGGATAAGAAAAACATTATTAAAA